GACGATGTTGTACCAGGATTTAGAACTGACTTAGCTTCTAGAGTTCTAAGTATAGATAAGTTAGAAGAATCTTTCAGATTAGACAGAGTTATAACTTATTCTAAAAGATGTATTGAAGAGCTTAGAAACTTTATTTACGAAAATGGTAAACCTCAAGCTAGAAAAGGGACAAATGATGATATTGTCATTTCTCTAGCGATTGGACTATTCGTATGCTCCGTTGTATTTGGATCTAAAGATTCTGATCTAGATATGACTAGGAGATTATTAGAAAATATACGAAAAATAGATTATTCTATCAATTATAAAACTTCCCAAGAAAAGGGATTTAATTCTGAGGATAATATTTATAGACAACATCCTTCTGATCCTTATTGTGGTATCTATAGAGATCAAACAATTGATTTTAGATGGGTTTTAGGGAACAGAAAAGCTCCTGAGAAAGTAGAAAATAAAGGAGTAGACTTTTTAGGAACATTGAGGTAACTTATGCCAAACGATAAAGCAGAATATTTTGCAAAAATAAGGGAAGCTAAAAAAGAAAAAGCTAAAACAGTTTATAATCCATCTAACGTATTATATAACAAATTAACTAAGTTCTTCTCTGGACCTGTTGTAAAATTTAAAACTCCAGACATTGCTAATACAAATAAAATAAATCTTTCTAAACATGATTGGAAAGATTCATTTCATACACCATTTAAGCGAACAGAAGAATATTTTCTTATAAATGAAGCGCAAATTGAGCAAAATCAAGAAACAGCAAGAATGGAAAGATATGTTGATCTTGAAAATATGGAATTATCTCCTCCTGAGATTAAAGTTGCGTTAGATATATATGCGGATGAAATAACTTGTTATACAGAATTTTCTCCTATATTAAAAATTATTTGTCCTAAAGATGAAATACGAGAAATATTACGTTCATTATTTTATGATACTTTGAATGTGCCTATGAATCTCTTTAGATGGGTTCGTGCAATGTGTTCAAAAGGTGATTTCTTTTTATTTTTAGATATAGATCCAAAATTAGGAGTAGTTGGAACTAAAGCATTACCCACTATGGCTATTCAAAGATTAGAAGGCGAAGATCCTACTAATCCAAACTATATTCAATTTCAATGGAATGATAAAGGAATAACATTTGAAAATGTTGAAATAGCTCACTTTAGAATATTAGGAAATGATAAATATTATCCATATGGTACAAGTATCTTAGATGCTTCTAGAAAAATTACCAAACAACTAAATTTAATGATCGAACATATGATGACATATCGTATAGTAAGATCGTCTGAAAAAAGAGCTTTTTATTATGATATTGGTGGTATGCCAAGCACAGAGCAAGAGACTTATTTAGAAAAAGCTATTAGTAAAACAAAAAGACAATCTGTTATCAATGCAGATAATGGTCAATTAGACCTAAGATATAATGTAGTAGGAGTTGAAGAAGATTATCATATCCCTACACGAAAAGGTTCTGAAACTAGAATCGAGCCACTTCCGGGTGGACAATTTGTGGGAGACATAGAAGACGTTGAATTCCTAAGAGATCAATTGTTTACATCTCTAAAAATTCCTGGCTCATATCTGACTAATAAAAACGCAGATGGAGAACAGAATTCATTAGCACAGAAGAGTATGCTTTTCGCAAAAGAGATAACAAGAATTCAGCATTCTGTTGTTGCCGAGTTGCGTAAGATAGCAATGGTGCATCTTATAACATTAGGATATACAGGTAAAGATATTTTATCTTTTGATATTAGATTAAATAATCCTTCTAAACTTGCGGAAATGCAAGAATTTGAACATCTTAAATTAAAATCTGAAGCGGCTTCCCTATTGTCAGATCATAATTTAAGTAAGAGATGGATTCAATCTAATATATTTGGTTTTTCTCCTGATGAGATTAAGCAAAATGTTTACGAAATTCTGGGTGATGCTAAATTCCAAGCAATTCTCTCTAATATAGAGAATGCAGTTGCAGGTGGAGGAGTTCCAGGGATGGATGGAGGAGGCGGTGCAGGTGGTGCATTAGGTGGACCATCCCCAGATGGATCTATTCCTGGATTAGACCAAATGGCTGGAGGAGAAGGTGAGCCACAAGCTAACCCTGAAGATGAATTTGTACAATTAGGAGGAGAAGGTGGAGGAATGATGCCACCGGGGGAACAAGGACGAAGAAGTGATGGTGAATCCAGATTCCTAACTCCTAAATCTCTACGTTCTTATCAAACAGCTAATTCTAGAGGAAATGCGCATAGTAAAACAACCTCAGATGGAAGAAACCAAAGATTCAATCAAATGAATGCAACAACAGGAAGAAATGTTGTTAGAAGCAATCATAAAGCTATTGCACATGGTTATGATCATTTGATTGCAGGAATTTTCCCTTCTTTACATAATGAAAATAATGTATTAAATGACGAACAACTTCTTACTGAAGAAAATTTGATAACAAATATAGAGCATTCCATGGTGGAATCTATCAATCTTCTATCTAGTATAGATGAAGATCGTAAAGAGCGAAAGCAACTTATTAACAAAAGTTTAGCTAATTACAAACAAGATGAAGTCGTGAATAAAATAGTTACAGATAGAAAACAAAGAATAGATGAATATATAAAAACCATTCATTTTACAGGGAGAACATCATGACCATGAGTCATAATAAAAAAAGAAATACTGCTTTTTTGTTTGAAGTTTTGCTTAAAGAGCAAACAAAAGCTATTCTCGAAAAGAAAGATGCTAAAGCAAAATATATTGAAAAAGTTATAAAAGAGTATTTCGCGATAGATTCTATTCTTTATAAAGAATTGGAACTATATAACTCTTTATTAGAATACAGAGATAGAAACGGTGAAGATGTTGATAAAATCATTTTATTAACTAAAACTGAAAGAGCTACTCTTAACGATAAAGAAATTTATGAATCTCAAAGTAAATTAATATCTATAATCAATAAAAAATTGGGACCTGATGTTTTCTACAATTTTGTTCCAAACTATAAAGAATTAGCTACTATTAATATTTTATTTTCCAAGCAAACTCCTTTCAATATTAAAGTTAAAATGGAAGAAAGTTTAAAAAATCATTTACAAACTGCTTTACCTAAAGAAGAATATATAGAAGAAAAAGTAGATTCTCTAATATTCAAGAAATGTGTTGAAAACTTCAATGGGAAATATGAATCTTTATTAGACGAGCAAAAAGAGTTATTATCTAAATATTTACTGTCTAAGTTCGGAGATACTATTGATTTCCCTATATATTTGAATGCAGAATGTAAAAGATTATCCAATTCTATAGAAAAAACTAAAGAAAAAGTTAAAGAAGATAAAACTTTATATGAAAATATAAAGTTAGCTTTATCTAATCTAAAATCTTCTTCTGTAAAATATAACGATGATTTATTCATATATTCTATACTGAAGCATCAACAGTTAGCAAGAGAACTTGAAAATGGCGAATAAAGCAATAACTATAAAATTTAGACAGATATCTAAAACGTTAGATGGGAACTTGTTGATCGGAGATCATGAACAAGTTTATTTTGTTTTATCTCCTGAAAAAAGAAAAATTACTCTTATATCTAAACAAGATTTAAAAGATGATTTTTTCATGGTACAAAAACGCTTTTTAGAATTTGCTTTAAAATATGGAATGTTAGTAATGGGATCAGAATCCACAGGATATTTACCTGGGATGTTTGAATTTAGTTATCCAGAAAGTGACAAGCATGATTCAGTTAAAGTTATGTTACGTTTAATATCGATGTTTATTACTGGTGAAAAAGCTATCTATGACAGAATAAATGCACATGAAGAAGAGATGGAAAAACGTTTATTAGATCCTGATGAAGAAAATTCTACAGAATTAGGAGAAGTTCCTCATGAAGATAAAAAAGGTGTAAAAATAAACAATCCTTATCTTAGTTATATGACCTCATGGTTCGGGTGGTACGTCTAATGAATGAAATAACTCTAAATAAAAATGATTTACTTGATATAATCAAAGAAGAAATAGTACGTTTTTCTGAAAAGAAAGAACACAACGAAATTGTCAATAACTTTGCAAATAAATTTTCAACTGTATTTGTAGAAGCTTTAGAACTAAAAGACACAGATTCTAAGGACAAAATTTTTACAGAAGCTGTAAATTTTGTCAAAAAATACAAAAAAGAAATAATCGCCTCTACAGTTGACCCTACCTTTTTAAAGTTACGTGAACAATATCAAATTGTCACTAAAAATAAAAACAGAAATATTCTAGGATTAGTTGAAACTAAATTGTCTTCATTAAATGAATCAAAATCTCCTTCTAAAAATATTATATTAGAAGGAGATTTATTTTTCGGATTAGAAGATAATGTTTTAAGATTAGGGGAGTATAAAGGCAAAGAAGTTGTTATAAATGTTCCATTTTTAGGAAACGAGAAAAAGTACAAGATATATATTGAAAATAAAGGTAAAATAGAGAAAGTAGAATTTGGGGAATCTAATATGTCTATAAAAAAATCTAACCCAAATTTGAATGAACAATCTGTATGGATTTGTAAAAATTGGACAGAAGGTACTGATAAATGAGTTTAAAATCAGAACGTCTATTATTAAAAGAATTTTATGATTTAGATGACAAATGGCTTAAAGAAAATAAGTCAAGTTCTGGTACTATTTTTTTAACAGGTATAATTCAAAGAGCTGATAAGAAAAATCAAAATGGAAGAATTTATCCAAGAAAAGTTTTAGAAGCTGCCTTTGAGGCATACAAAAAAAAGATAAAGGATAATAGATCTGCTGGAGAAGCAAATCATCCATCTAATAGCGTAGATATAGATCTATTGAAAATTTCCCATATCATAAAAGATATATGGTGGGAAGGAGACGATCTTTACGGACGTTTACAAATAACTTCTAATACTGTAGGTAAAGATATACAAGCATTAATCAATGACGGTTTAATGTTAGGCATATCTTCTAGAGGATATGGCTCTGTTTCTAAAAAAGATGGAGATATTATAGTAAATGAAGATTTCGAATTAGTTTGCTTTGACTTAGTACATGATCCTTCGACAACAGGAGCATTTGTTCTAAAAGAAGGTGTATATGTCAAGGTACAAGAAACTGATTTGTTCACAGAGAAAAAACTTATTATACCCGAACAAAAAAAATTACATACACTTGTTGAACAAATTCTACAAATAAAGAAGGTGTAAAATGGCTGGATTAACTAGAAAAGATATTAAAGATATAATGAAAGAAGCTGTAAAAGAAGCATTAACAGACAACACACTTCTTAAAGAGATGATTGCTGAATGTATAAAAACTTCGGTAGTTACAATACTTAAAGAAATAAATATACAAGATACTCAAATAACAGAGAGTAGAGATGTTAGACCTTCACAATCTTTGTTTCAAGAAAAACCGTTGATTACTTCTGCGTCTAAAACAAATGTAGGTAAAAAACCTGTACAACAAAGACCTCCAAGTGAGCCAGCTTTTTCACCAGAAGCAATGAGAGCTATGTTTGAAAATGAATTTGGAGTGGGAACACCTTCGGCAGCACCACACAGTAATCCAGCTAAAATAAACATTCAGGATATGAATGATACAGAAGAAGATGATCCTCGTGTCTTAAGGGCATTAGGAATAAGATAAGGAGTTAAAATGAAACCGTTAAATTTTGAAGTAGTAGAAAAGCCAGGAGAATCAACTGATAAGTTGATCAAGAAATTTTTGAAGAAAACATCTAGAAATAAGATTGTACAAACCTGTTTAGATAAGATGTATTTTCAAAGTGATTCAAGTAAAGGACGTAATAAACGCTCTAGAAAGAAGTATATAAAGCAAAAAATCCAAGAGAATCATGAAAAAGCTATAAACTCTGAAAAATGAGAAAAATACTAACTATTTACGTGTGACTATACAGGAAGATATAAAATATGCCACAATCAGATGATATATTACAACAAGCTATTTTAGATGTAAACAAGATTAAAAATGTTAGTCTTAAAGTGGCTAAAGAAAAATTACAGCAACAATACTCCAATGATTTACGTAAAAAATATATCAAAGAGATGACTGATAATTTTGGTGATAATGATGATATAACATTATTCGAGGATATCAATGATATCTTGGGGGAAGACGATCCAAACGCTTCACCCGAGGGTGATACTCCCGGCGCAATTCCTGGTCAACCTAAACCTGGGGAACCTACACCCGGAGTAGGTGCTCCTGAAACTGGATTAACTCCATCACCAGAAGGTGAAAATGGATTACCTCCACAAGCAGGTGCAGTTGATTCTCCCGTTTTACAATCAGATATTCCAGTTGCTGGAGTAGATGATACGTCTAATGGATCTGTAATAGTTCTTAATTTAGGGGATGGAGAATCTCCATTCGATCTAGATGCGAACGAAGCTGATCTTAAAGCACAGACTTCTGAATTATTGGCGGGACAACAAGGTGTTCCTCCTCAAGATCCAACCGCAGCACTTCCGGGTTCTAATCCTGTTGATGCTACGGGCGGAATGTTGCCTCCAGAAGAACAAGGAAGACGTTCTGGAGAAGATCCTATTTTTGCAGGAATCTTTGATGAAGAAGATCCATATTTGCAAGAACCAGGACTTAGAGCTGAAGGCTCTTTAAAAATTTCTGATGAAATTTTACTAGAATATATACAAAAATCATTGAATAATGAAGATAATTTCAAAACTCTATATTCGACTATAGAGAAATTACAAACAGATGTCGATAATTTGTCTAAACAACTGAATAAATCTAATTCGGATTTGACAAATCTAAAAGAACAAAACATTCGCTTAATGTATAAAAATCAAGCACTTAATGATGACTCTCTGAGTGAGCCACAAAAACAAAGTATTGTCAAGGCACTAGATAAAGCTAAGACTCTAAGTGAAGCTAAAGCTGTTTATGAAACAGTTGCAACTTCGACCTCAAAACCAAACAAAAAAGCTACAGACGTTAATACTCTTTTAGCAGATAATGCAACTCGTAAATTTCTGAATGAAGATAAACAATCTCCAACAGAAGAAAAACCAGAATTAACATCTATAACTAAAAAATTGTTTGAGAAATGGGGAATTTGAGCAAATAAAGACTATTTAGTGGTATAACTCACTAGGAGAAAAATAAAATGGATGATTTTCTAAAAGTAATAATGGATAGCGATGTTATCGAATCCAGATTAGATAAAGACAATAAGCTTGTTGAAAAATGGGGCAAGTATGGTTTCCTTAAGGGGATCACTGACGACAACAAGAAAAGAACTATAGCTCGTTTGTTTGAGAACCAAAAGAATCAAATGAAGAGACAAATTGTGCTAGAGCAAACCTCTATGGCAGGAGGTGATGTTCAAGGGTTTGCAGCGGTTTCTATGCCGATTATTCGAAGAGTCTTCGGTAACTTAATCGGAGCTTCTGAAGTTGTATCTGTACAATCTCTTGATCAGCCTGTTGGTCTTATATTCGTATTAGACTTCACTGCTGGAACAAATAAAGGTGGAATGGGTCTTGCTCAAAACGCTTCTATTTATGGTCAAGGTAGAGTTGGTGCACAGATTCTGAGCGGAGCTGATTTATCAGGTATCAACGCAGAAACTGGTTTCACTGCTCTTAACCAAGGTTATACACAACCTTCTGGATCTGTTACCATGGTTGCTGCAACTACTTTCGGGTCGTTCTTAGCATCTGGTACAGTTGGTGGAATTGATAATACTTTAGATAGATGGGTAAGATTTGATCAAGATTTATCTGGATCTTTCGTTGCCGTGTTGACTGCTTCTAAAGGATTGTTCCCACAATTGTTAGAAAAATCTTATATGGCGATTGCTGACTCTTCTACAACTTCTGGAACTTTGGTTAAGAGATTAATCCAAGAATACGCTCCAGATCCTACAAAAGTTGTATTGATTTACTCTGGTGCATCTCTTGGTGCTCTGAATGAATTAACAAATACAGCTAACCTTCGTACATACAAATATCCTATCTATGACAACTTTGCATCTGTAAACGGTGTATATTCTGCCATACAAGGTACAACTCCTTGGGGATTTGAATGGGACGGTTCTGCTGGACAAAACGGTGAAATTCCTGAAATCGACTTGAAAGTTGAAGCATTCAATATTCAAACTAACACTAGAATGTTGAGAGCAAAATGGACAGCGCAGGTTTCACAAGACTTAGCGGCATGGCAAAATATGGATGCAGAAGTGGAATTGACTTCTGTTCTTTCAGAACAAGTTGCAATGGAAATTGACATGGAGGTTCTAAAGGACCTTGTTGAAGGTGGAAAAGCAACTGTTAGATACTGGTCACGTAGACCTGGACGTTTCGTTACTCGTACAACGGGTGAAGTTATTCCTGCTGCGCAAACTGGTGACTTTACAGGTAACGTTGCAGAATGGTATCAGACCTTATTGGAAACAATAAACGATATCTCTGCACAGATTGCACGTAAGGTTCTAAGAGGTGGTGCAACTTTCCTTGTAACTTCTCCAGAAGTTCAATCGATTCTTGAATCTACAAATCAATGGTATGCTACAACTACGGTTGGAGAATCTGAGAAAGGTGGTCAAGCTGGATTGAAGAAAGAAGGTTCTGTTTCGAAGAAATGGGATGTTATGGTTAGCCCTTACTTCCTAAGAAACGTTATATTAGTTGGACGTAAAGGTTCTTCTAATCTAGAAACAGGATATGTATACGCTCCTTATGTTCCTCTTATCACTTCTCCTACAATTCCTAATCCAGATAACCTGTTTGTGTACAACAAGGGTGTTATGACAAGATATGGAAAGAAAATGATTAGACCAGATATGTACGCCTTGTGCATCATATTGAATCTTGAAGGCTAATTTTTTACCCTAGAAATAGGGGCAAAATAAACCGACCGTAAATGGTCGGTTTTTTGTTTTAATCATATTTTTATCTTTTCCAAACACTAATTACTGTGTATTTAGGGAGAACTATCACAATGGGTATATCAAAGCGTGCATTTGCGGAGTTAACAGCTAAAGCTGTTTCCAATTCTTTTGTTTCACAATCATTTTCTAGCTCGTTTCATCAAAACGTCAACTCTGTCAGATTGAACTTAACAGGTGTATATAATACATTTGTATTGACCCCATCTGGATCAGGTCGTGCGAAAGTTGTAGGTATCCAAGCACATCCCAATGATAGCGCAAACGCATACTCTATGAGTTATGGTGTGTTCTCAGTAGGTGTCCCTGGTGGTGCAATGTTACAAGGAAACGCAGGATATTTCACTGGTGTTATAACTGGTGGAACAACTCGTACAGCATCTCTAAATACAGATGCTTCTAAACTTGTAATTGCTCCGGGTAGCTTATGCTATCTATCTTCTACAAACCATACTGGCGCAATGGCAGTAGAAATTTTCTATAAGACAGAAGTTATATAAATCTACAGTAAATGATTGAATAAAAGGAACAGATGAGAATCTGTTCCTTTTTATTTTAAGTTTTAGCTATTTATGACGAGGAATTACCATGGAAAATAAACAATTATTGGCCGAAAAGAAATTTCTATTGAATTGTGGATATTCAATGGACGAAGTTGCATCATTAGTAGAAGGATTTGGAGTTACCGATGCTTTGCCAGAAGGACCAGAAGGTCACCCCTCTCAATTAAATCCAAATGAAGGTGCAACACAAGCTGCAAAAGATCGTGCTTCTGCACAATTTACTCAATTATTATCTATACTAAACAATCTATGGAGAGGGAAAATTCCTCCTCAAATTAGAGAAATAAGTACAGAAATTGCTAGATATTTTACAACTAATTGAGGATAAAATACAATGTCTACAGTATATCTCGATCCAACAAGTCAATTGTCTAGTAAAAAGTTACCACCAACTGGAACTTATACCAATGTGTTAACCATGTTACCAGATTTGGTATATACATCTAGTGCATTCATAACAGGTGCAGTAAATGCTGTTGCTTTAGCATATGATTTTTATGCAGGTAACATTTTAGATATAGAACTTGAGGAGAGAAACTGCTATAGATATTATCAAATGGCTGTATTAAAATACTCATATTTACTTAATACCCATCATGCAAAAAATATATTGTATGAAATGTTAGGTTTTCAAACTGCAACTTTTAATGCAAATGGTACAATATCTGTTGGTCAAGATCTTTCTCTTAAAAATCCCAATTTTTCACTTGCTTATGCAAGAAATATGGGAGCAGCTTTTGGAGGAGAAATAGGCGTAGGAGGATATATACCAACCTATTCAGCTTCTTTTCAAGCTGTAAATGAACAACAAGATTATGATTTACAAGAGTTGATAGGAAATTCAGCAGAGTTTAGCGGAATTGTACAAGGAAAACGACTTATAGTTAAAGAAGTTTTCTTTAAAACTCCTTATACTGGTTGGACATTTTTTGGAGGCATGGGAAGTTATGGATCTGTTGCAGGATACAGTTCTTACAATGGATATGCAAATAGATCAACTTTTCAAGTTACCCCTGTTTGGGAAGATAAATTACGTTTAGCTAACTTTGAAGATGCTATAACAACTAGAACATCTAACTTTTCTTACGAATTGATTAACAATAAATTGCGTTTATATCCAATACCTAGAGCCCATGCATACGGTGCGCCATCTAAATATTGGATTAGATTTTCAATTGATGATAGTCCTTTATCAGCTTCTAATGGTATAACAACTTCCTCTATAGAAGGTATAAATAACTTGAACACGCTACCGCTAGGTAATTTACCTGTAGAGAATATCAATGGTCCAGGTCATCAGTGGATCAAAGAATACTTCCTTGCATTATGTGCAAAAGCCCTTGCATTAGTTAGAGGAAAATTTGGGTCTATACCTTTACATGGTGGAAGAAATATAACCTTGAATAGTGCTGATTTATTATCTACTGGAAAAGAAGATCTTAAAGATTTGGAAGAAAAATTAATTAAATTATTAGATGATATGGTTCGTCCAGAATTGGCAAAGAAGAAACAAGAGCAAATAGAAGCAAATACTGCTATTTTAGCTAATGTTCCTTTGTTTATCCATGTGAGATAATATGAATGAAGAATATATATCTTTATCTAAATTGTTAGACGAGTTTTATAGAAGAAAAATAACTAAAGGAACATTATTAAGAAGTTTAGAGAATTATTATAGTTTAAACTCAAATTTAGTTATAACCTATGCAGATTCAAATTATTATGCATGTTATGATATAAATAAATTACCTTTGACGAAAAAAGATATTTATAAACCAGATAAAACAATAAAAAATAACACTCAAAAAATCTATTTAGTTAGAAAAAATATATACGGAAAGAAAAGAACTATAGAATTTGTAATCTCATTATTTATAACAAAAGAAAATATTGCAAAAATAGATACTCAAATATTTGAATCTAAAAATGGTAAAATACTTTCATATTGGTTTTCACAAATAGAGGATTTTGAAGATACATTACAAGAATCTGAAGATTTAATCTTGCGCAAAATAGATGGAATGATTATAGATGTAAAAGAAGTAAGGAATGAGCAACTTATATTAACCTCTAGTGAAAAACCAAAAATTCTAAAACGATTTAAAAATCTGGATATTGATTAAAATGAAAATAGATAACATAACATTTACTAACATTAAAGAAAACACTTCTGTATTTCAAATATTAAGCAAACAAATGTTTAGTATGCAACGTGAAATTGCAGCTACTTTAGGTGCAAATAAAAAATATGCAGAAGCTAAATTATTTCTTTCTAAAAGCAATTTTTTGATAGCTGCGCTTAGTAAGGCTAAAGATGAGGATACTTTAAGCAAAGTTAGAATAGCTTTTATTAATTTATGTGATCAATATAAAGAGGATATTAAATAATGCCAAAATGGGACAGACCAACTTCCGCACCCCCTCCATTATACGTAAACAAACCTGAAAGGGATTTTCAGAAACAAATTGCGGATGAGATACAGGATTACGTTCTTCCATATGAAGGATTGTATTTTGCAGTTGATGT